TGCGTGGACGGCCCGGTGCCGGAACGGGAGATCGTGTAGGAGGTGACCGAGGTCGGAGCTTCATCGTAGATCGTGTTCGCCGGAATCGACGCGGACTGGTCGGGCCCCTGCGTCAGGCCGACGTAGGGAGTGAATAGTGCGCCGGGCGCGGCCACAGGCTCCCCGGCTACGATGTCGGTGCCATTGTCGAGCAGGTTCGGGTTGCAGAGCACGACGGAGCCGGAGGACGCATACCACGTGAACAGGCCGGCGGTCGCGCAGTTGGTCACCGTGCCCGAGCCGCCGCTGCCGTTGCCGCCGACGCACACCCCCGCGTAGGTGCGCGAGTTGGGCATTATCGGGCCAAGGCCCGTGCTCATCACGATGTCATAGCCGGGGCACAGAGGCGTGACGAAGAACTCCCACGTGGCGTCCGTGTTCGCGGTGAAGGGATTCGCCAGAACGGAGGAGCCGGAGGCATTCGCGTACAGGGAGGCCTTGGTCGTCGTTCCGGTGAAGTAGACGGTCACGTAGCACTGCGGGTAGGAGGCCTGCACGCCTGCGCCTTGGGACTGGGTGGTCGTGCCGATCTGCTGGACGGCGGTCGAGGCGATGCCGGTGGTGATCACCTGCGCGCCGCCGATCTGGCAGTCGCCGGGGACGCCGACGTACTGGGCGGCGGCGGGGAGAGCCAGCGCGAGGAGGAATGCGAATAGCCACAGTCGGCGCATCAGACGATTCCTCCGGGGGACGCACTGTTCCCAAGTGAATTGTAGAACGGATACAGGTCGCTGTTGTCGGCAAGGCGGTACGTCGTGAAGAAGTTGTCCACCTGCTCCCGGTCGGCCATCCGGTACAGCCGCAGCAGCGATTCGTATTCCTTCTGCGCGCCGCCCATCAGGTATTTGAAGTCCGGGCCGACGTTGCGCGGCGCGGCACCCTTGTTCGCCTCCGCCCATTCGTAGGCGTAGACGCGCGCGAGGGCCAGCAGGCAGTCCTCGCCAAGCTGGGCAGGGATCGTGTCCGTCGAGTTGACGAGGTCGGTCCCACGCCGCGTGCCATAGCATTGATAGTTGAGGTTGTAGGTCGGCGCGCCCCACAACTCGAAGCGCAGGGCGCCGTAGGACGGGGAAGCGGGGTTCGCATCCGGCGCGTAGGGAACGACATCCGTCGGGATGCCATACCATGTGCGCTGCGGATCGCGCATGTCGAGGTCGCGGCGGGACAGGCGATCCGTGTACAGAGAGCGGAAGTCGGCCATGTCGCGGACGGAAATCCAGGATTTGAAGTCGGTGATCGGGGAGTTGGACACCGTCGGGACGTAGTAGCACTGGTAGATTTGGAACGCCGATCCGGTCGTAGAAACCTCGCCCCACCAGCGGTCGAGGGTCAGCGTCGTCAGGCCCGCGGAGGGCGTGTTCACCTGATAGTTGTAGATGTCGTACAGGCCCGAGGACGCGATACGGAACTGGCGCTGGGTGATCAGCGAATAGGGTTGCGTCGGCAGCAGCGCGGCGAGGGCGGTCGCGTCAGCGGCACTGAGTACGACTGTCGCCGAGCCTTGAGTCGTGGTCGCCGAGGTGCCGGTGTATTGCGGCGGCGCGATCCACTGGCCGTTGAACAGGAGGAACGACCATAGGGAACGCTCGCGGATCGTGCGGTAGGCGCGGTTGATCAGCGTGCCTGTGTAGGAATAGGGCATCTTCGGCACGCAGCCCCGGAGTTCCGTCCGCATTGAAAGGAATGACATTGACTACTTACTCCCAGACTTGGCTGCCCGCTTGTAAGGAGTCTTACGCGTTCTATGAAGGCCCGCAGTCGCGTAGTCGCCATACTTTAATGACAATTTCTTGGCGTCATCGTAGGTGGGCTGCTTGACCTTGGTGCTTGGGGCGTCCTGCCCACCCTCCCAGAATCCTGGCTTAGTTTGTTCCTTGTCGGCCATAAAGTCCCCCACCTGTAAAAACGGCGGCAGCCGAGGCCGCCGCCAGTGTTCACTCCCCGATGCAACCTCTTAGACCATCGTCGCCTTTAATCTGATAACCTCAGCGGAAAGATTCGTTCCGTTCGCAACTTCCGTGGAGATAGCGCCGAAAGCGGCGGACGTGGTGAACCACTGCAACACAACCTTCTGGAACGCGCCGCCCGTTGGCAGTGACACCGAGGGCGTAGTAGTTGCCGTTCCGGTGAATGCCTTCACGATGTAGTTCCCGCTCGCAGTATAACCCTCGCTATACAGGCCGAACGCTCCCTCGAACGTGTCAAATCCGCCCATCCCGAGGTCCGAGGCGTTGATAATGTCGCCAGTCCCGGAGGAGGTTCCAATATTGCCGTAGGACGCAGGGCCGTTGTGGTCCCACAGCATTTGAATCTTCGATCCCCACGGCTGGGGGTAACCGGCTACAGGTGTGTTAACGTTCGCCATTCGTCAATTCCTCCCTTAGAGTCGCCCGAAGCCACGCAGCAGCGCGACCTTTGATGCCGCCGAAGTCGTCACGGTGCCAAGCGACACGCCCAAGTGGGCCGCCCATGTAGCTTGAGTGATCGCCGCGCCGTTGTCCGCGCAGGATGGCACGACGGACGACGCTTTGGCGATGACCATCGAGCCGGCGGTGGTCGCCGTGACCGTCGAGTCGAACAGGACCGAGGCGACGCCTGCGATCTGAATCCAGCCGTAGTAGTTCTTCGTGAGGACGTTGATCCACACGCCAAAGACGTAAGTCGGGACGGAGGTCGAAGGCTGCGCGTCGCCGTAGGCCACGTAGGATGTGGTCGCAGGGGACGTGGGCAGCAGGTTGCCAACGTCGGTGGCCTTGAGGAACGCAATCGCGCCGACGACCGGAGCCTGCGTGGTGTACGTCGCTTGGACGTAGCAGTAGATGCCACCGTAGAGCGTGCCCACGGCGGTGTCCGACAGCGCGTAGGCGGTCGCGTCATCGAGGATGATACGGTCGCCGGGCAGGGTTTGGTTGCCTTGAGTGGCGGGGACGGCTGTCGGGACGGACTGAATCTGCCCGCCGACCGTCTGGTCGTTCACGTCGTTGAGGTTGGCGGCTGTGAGAAAGTCCGCCTGCTTTGTAAACCATCCGCCTGCCATAGCATTCTCCTCTGATCGAAATCGTTGCGCCGCGTCTTAGAAGCCAGCGCCGTAAAGCTGTTCGTTGTCGCGGGGGGACAGGGTGTAAATATTGATGCCCACCTTAAAGAATCCCATGACGTTGTCCGCGTTGGTCTGCGACCGAATCCACGGCGTGAAGCTGAAGTTGTACTCCGGGTCGTTGGTCGGACGCACCTTCCAGCCCTTGGTGCGAATCCAGAAGAACACCTCGCCGGGGTTGATGGTCGTGGCCGACGGAAGGTTTGAGATCGCGCTCTGGGCCGCGGTCAGAGTGGCCGAGGTGAACGTGGACGGCTTGATGGATGTCGTCTGCGACAGGCCGGACGGAAGAATCTGGCCGTATTTGGTCGAGGGGCAGAGCTTGTCCACCATGATGAGCGCGCTCATTACGCGGATGCCCACCATGCCCATGTTCACATCCTGTTCCTCAGCGTAGCGTTGCTTCGGCTCCAGACGCTCCAGCAGATAGGCGTAGAGGGCCTTGTTGCACACGCCGAGGTCGGGCTCCTGGACGCAGTTCAGGTAGGCCTCGACGAGGGGCTTGTACGTGATTTGGCCGGTCGCACCGGTCTGCGTGCCGAGCCAGATCGGGACCGAGTTCAGGACATTGCCGACGGCGCCGTTGCGGTTCTGGCCACCGTAGGAGGTGAATACGTTGCCGTCCCAGGAATTGTTGATGCCGTCGTTCATCGCCTCGGAGAATCCGTTGATGAAGATCACGCGGTTCTGGAGGATGACGGACGAGGACGCCTGCCCGTGGCGGAAGATGTCGATGCCGAGATCGGTGTTGGCAGCCTGCACCGCGTTGGTCATGTAGGCGTCGATGATCTTCACCTTGGCGGCTGGACCGGCGTTGATCACGCCCACCTGCCACAGGTTGACCGGAATCTGCTCGATGTACTCCTTCGGCACGAAGCCGGTCGCGGCGAGAATCTGCTTCTGCACCACGGTGATGTCAGAGCCGGGCGCGATGGCGCCGCCGTTGACGCGCTGGTACTGGAACACGTTCTGCATGATCGTGCCGCCGAGATACTCGTCGAGGGCACCGGAGAGACGCATCTTGCGGAGCGTCGTGGAATCGACGAAGAAATTATCGGCAACCACGTCATCCTTGAGGTCGGCCAGCGTGGTGGCGCTGATTTGGTCAAAAACCGGATCGGCAGCAGGCGCGATTGCAATCTGGAACCACCGCACTGCGACCGTGATAAGAAATCGGAATAGCCCGTTCATGCTGTCACCTCTCCTGAAATCGTTGACGCAACGTCGCGCTGTTAGTGAACCAATCCCGCCTTCTCCAGGCCTTGCAGTCCCTTCGCCACCCGTGCGTTCTCCTTCTCGGCGTCGGAACGGTTCCACGGCTGGGACTTCGGGTCCGCGCCGCTGAGGACACGTCCCGCGAACGGGCTGCTGGACGGCAGGCCGGGTCCGAGCAGGGGGTTCGACTCCGGGTGCTCGGACTTGTACTTGGACACAGCCTCGGCGGCGATCTTGGCTTCGTAGGCGGCCTTGGACTCGGCGGACTTGGCGTCCCGCGCGGCCTGTACGCCATACTTCTCCATCCACACTTGCTCCATTGGCACCTTGCGCGCAACGGCCTCACGGCGGAGTTCGCGGAAGTTCGGACGCTTCGATGGATCGGTGCCGAAGAGTTGATAGTGCTCGTAGATGATGTCGGCTTGCGAGGCGATCCCCTCGCCTTCGCGCTCGGCGACTTGCATCAGCGTCTCGCGGGTGACATACGGCTCCAGCACTTTCGGGTCGAACGCTGGCGTCTCGCCAGAGCGCGGCGTCACAGAGCCGGGCTCCAGCCGTTCAGCGACCTCGACCAGTCCGAGTTCCTGCATCTTCTTGTACGCGGCCTCGGCCTTGGCGGCTTCGATCTTGGCCGAATCGCGCTCCCGCAGGTACGTCTGGTTCTGCGTCTCCACCTGCTCGCGCCATTCGTTGTTCTGGCGGATGACCTCGGCGGACTTGCGCATGGCCTCGGCGGCAGCGGCGGCTTGTTTCTCGAACGCCTTGCGCGCGACGGGCGTGTCCAGCAGCTTGATCTCGTCTGCGGTCGCGCCGTTCTCGGCTAGGAACTCTGCGTAGGTGGCCATGATGATCCTCCCTTACTTCGTCACTGGTGCTGTGGGTGCCGCAGGCGGCGCTGGCGCCACGGGCACGGTTCCGGTTGCGGTGGTTGCGGGCAGCGGACGTAAAGTCGTCGTCGGCGTTGGCTTCGCGTCGGTCGGCAATGGCTGCGGGTTGTAGGCCACCGCGCTCATCGCCAGCGACAGTTGCTTCGCGGCCTCGTCGGTGAACTTGGATGTCTCGGGGAACCGCTTGGCCACGGCGCGCACGGAGCGCATGGCTGAGGCGAACAGGTTGACCGCGGACGATACTTCCTCGGTGCGGGCAACGGCAGCCTCGGCGGCAGCAGCGTTTGCGTCCCGCGCGGCCAGTTCCACGTTGGCGATGCGTGTGAAAGTGTCGTTGGCGGCCAGCGGCGCGAGGTCGCTAGAGCCGGATGCGGTGATCAGAGATTGAACGGTGGTCGGTGGCATAATGCCCTCCTACTTCTTGCCGCCTTTGCGGTTTTTCTTCTTGGACGTTTCCACCTTCGCACGAAACGGCCCTTGCTTCTCGTGTACCATCTGATGCTTCTTGTGTCCCTTCATCGCTTCCTCCTCGATCTTAACTCGGTGGCACTGGCGGCGCGGCGGGCTCGGTCGGCTTGCCTGCGGCCATGACCTTCATCTGAACCTCGCGCATTGCATCCATGATCTTCGATATCGCAGGCTGCGCGCCCGGAACGCTCTTGCCTAACTCGCGTAGCATCTGCACGACCTTGATGACCGATTGCGAATTCTGCTCCACAGTCGGCGATGGTGCCGCAGGCGCAGGCGAGGCGTCCGCTCCAGCCTTCGGGGGCGCAGGCATCGGCCCTCCGGGAGGCGGCGGAACAGTCGCCAGCGGCGCGGTCGCCATCCTACATCGCCTTTCGTGCGGCCTTGGGCGCTTGCCCGTGGCCCTTGGCGTGGGTTTCCTTCATGTCGGAGTGGAGCTTGAAACCGGGGCCACGCTTGCCGTGGTTGCCGGCCTTCGTGCCCTTGATTGCGGACTTGCCCTTGCCGTATGCCATCGCTGCGACCTCGTGGGACTGGGAGTAGAAGGGGGTGGGACACGGTTGATCCCGCCCCTGACCTCGGTTGATCCTGACTCGGAGAGTGTGGACGCCTTGCGGCACTGCACTCGTTTCCGGGTAGGGCGGGTTACTTGTGGCGCTTTTTGCTCTTTTTCTTGCCAGCCATCTCGAACGGGCTGATATTGGGAATCATGGTTATCTCCTTTCTCAGTGCTGCGTATCGGATTCTGGCAAACGCAAAAAGACCCTGATCAAAGTCGAACAAGAAAAGTCGGATGGAGGAAGCTACTTCAGAATCCGTTTGACTTTTGCTATTCGACTCGATCAGGGTCTTTTCGGAAAGTTGCGAAGTACCGTAACTCCGCAACCCCAGCAAGAATCCCAATTACAGGTTAGACCATGACGTGGAGTTAATGTCAAGAAAATAATTAGCAGCGCCTTAAAAAGTGATCACGATAATGCGGACGATCAGGGTCTTCACGGCGTTCGACAGCGTGGCGTTTGGTATGGCAGTTAGCACAACGTACTTCGCACTTTGCTATTTCTTCGAGAAGTGATCGTATTGTGCCTGTACGGTACGCGATGTCTGACACCTCGGTTATCTTTTCTCCACGTACATGATCGAATTGAAGAACATCCGTATCGGCGTTACCGCAGTCCACGCAAGGGTGAGATCGGAGGTAACGAGCCACATAGCCCACCTTTTGGGCTATACGCTTGAAATCGTCCTCGTACTTCGCTGCGACAGGATTAACGACTTCAACCATCGTATAGACAGGGCCGTCCAGCACTGTTTCGTCTGGCGCAAGTTCTTCCAATTCGTCTGTGGATAGATTAGACGACGTTCGTAGACGCTCCTCAAATTCCGCACTCTGCGCGCAGCCCTGACCAAAATTTATTGTCAGTCGGCCCGTTGCCCGTTCCTTAGCCAACTCACACAACACATCAATTACAAAGCCTGCCAACTCGCGCCGATAACGCATCCAGCGCCGCACTCGCGTGACCATGTGATGATCATCAACAACTCCAATGGTAAGCGCTGCACTCAAACGGTTTTCCCTCCGCCTTCGGATTCGCTGATGAACGCGCGGCCATTGGGCTTCTGCTTCAGCGCAGGCTCGGCGTTGCCGCTGGGCGGTCGGCCTTCCTGCTCCTTGCCGCCAGCCTGTGCGCCTGCCATGTTCATCTGGCCTTGCTCCGTGATCGACATGCCGAGTTCCTTCATCTTGGCCGCGAAGATGAGATTCTCTTCCTGTTCCTGCTGGAACTTCTCGCGCACAGTCGCACCGGGGATAGTGCCATAGTTCGGCACCGACCACGAATCCGCGATGGTCTGCGAGTCGATCTGCACGCCAGCCTTCTTCAGTTGGATGAGTCCCAGCCGCATCACCATCTGCGTCATTTCGTGAAGCGAGCGCGGCGTGATGACAAAGCGCAGGTTCGACGCGAACACTCTGGCGCGTTCCGGCTGCGTGGCCCTGGAGGTCGCGGGTTTCTCCGCCGTGCCGGGGTCTTCGCCGGGCAGCAGCGCAGGCACCATCGTGTCCGGCTTGTAGTCGAACGCCTCCATCGTCATGTTGTCCTCGCCCACCACCTTCATGATGCGCGCCGGGGGGACGTGTTGTAGCACGAGGAACTTCACCTGATCGGCGAGCTCGCGCATCGGCGGCTCCATGGCGCGGGACATGTCCTCGACGATTGGGCCGTTCGCCTCCATCAATTTTTCGAGGTCGTCCCCAGCCATGCGGGCCTTGGCGAGGGCCATCACGTCCTTGATCGCGTGCTGCTCGTCCATCGCGTTCTTGAGGAGGTCGTAGAACTTGAGCGTTGTCTCCTGCGTGACGTAGACCTCGGGTGGGACGACCATCTCGAACGGCTTGGTCACCGCCGAGCCGTCGAAGCCAGCGCGGCCGCGCGGCGCCATGGGGTCGAACTGCTGCGCTTCCTTCTTCGTGACCGCGTTGATGTCGTAGGCCAGCGGAAGGTCGAGCTTGGCGCGTTCCTTGTCCATCGTGCCGCGTTCGATCTCGGTCATCGCGGTCTGGATGTCGTAGCCGTCGCGCACCATCGAGAAGCCAAGAGGCTCCCACGGCCAGTGGTCGGTGGAGAAGGGGATGCCGGGGAAGCGCCCGTGCCAGTCGAACGATGGCCCGTCGTACATCACGCAGGCCTCGGAGGAGATGAGCAGGCGGCGGTACGGGTAGAGGAGTTCGCCCGGTTGCACGAGGTACGACCACGACGTGTCCTTCTCGCCCATCGGGATCGGGGAGGAGGTGGTGTTCCGCGTGAGGTCGATCACGTAGGTGTAGCGGATCGGGCACATGAGTTCGCCTTGGCCTGGCGTGCCTGACGCGGACTTGCCGAAGGAGAACATGCGCTGCCACAGGTTGCCCTGTGCGGCTTGGCGGATTTCGTTCGAGTACCAGTACTGGGAGGACGTGGGACGGAGGTAGGATTGCCATTTGGGAAACATTCCATGCGCCATGTACACCGGCATCTCGTCGAGGATCGTCATCGCGTAGGCCTGCTGGAAGTCGCCGCTGAGAGGGAGTTGCGTCGGGAGGATGGATGGCGCGCCGTAGGACAGCAGGCGGACTTGGCCTTGGCCTTGGCCTCCCATGTCGCGAGAATAGACGGGGCGGACCCAGCCGGTGCAGGTCGCCGCGGCGTATTGCAGCGCCTCCTTGATCTTCACGTCGGCGAAGGATTCGAGATACCACGCGCGGACGTAGAGGTTGAAGAGTTGCGCGTTGGGCGCGAAGGCGGGGTTGTCGGAGGAGTAGCCCCACAGGGGGCGGAGTTTGGCCATCGTGCCGACGACTTCACGGATGTTGCGTTTGAGGTGGTTCGTGTTCAGGTTGGAGCGGTACTTGGTGGCTTGGTTGCCGACGATGCCGCTGATCACGTCGAGGGCTTTGCGGAAATCGGTGAAGCCGCGCTGGGAGCGGAGCCATGCCTGACCCTGCTCCTGGCATTCTTGCAGCCAGCCGAGGCGGCGCTCCGGCGGGGAGGCCTGCGGCGGCACCTGCCACTCCCACAGGCGGCCGTCCTGGCGCTGGGCGTCGATGGTCACAGGGACTCCCGCAGCAACTCCTCGGCGTTCCGTGGGCGGTCGTTCTCTCTCATTTCGAGGTAAGCCACGTCGCAGGCGAATCGCTGGCGGTATTTCTCCCGCTTCTCCTCGCGGAGCTTGATGTACTCGCGGAGGAAGTCGCGCTCGTACTGCGACGTGGCCGAGGACGCGAGCTTCGCGTGGATGTTGTCGATCACGCGCTGCCGGGCGGAGGCGAAGGCTTCCTCGTCGTGCTGCAACTCGCGCTGGCAGCGGTCGTTGGTCGCCTGCTGGAGGCGGCGTTGCAGGGCGTCCACCTCGGTCAGCGTGTTGGCCTCGCGGTCGAGGCAGTCGGCGGGGCAGGGAGTGGTGTCGTCGGGGGGCAGGAGAACGGTGCCGTCGCGTCGCTCGAAGAACCGTAAATGTATGGGCATCGTCGCCTCCGTCTATTTATACCACGCGCTACAAGTCTTCGAGTGTGATCGGCTTATATCCATCCAGCGACGTGGTAGGAAACGTCGCCGCGCACGCGCCAAGGTCGAGCGGCGGCTTGCGTCCGGCTTCCGCGTCGCCCATGAACCGCTTGTGCGACCGATCCGTCTTCGATTGCTTCCCACGCACGATCTGGATGGAGATCGCGGCGGCGAATATCCCGTCGTCGTGCTTGCCGTCCTCGTGCTCCTGCTTCACCTTGCCGCCGGCTGTGGAGTGGGACTCGAAGTGTTCGCATTCGTGCAGCGTCCACGGGGAGTTGAGTTCGTACCAGCCGTGCTCGATGGTGTCGATGAAGTCGCCGATCAGGATCGGGCGCGACCAGCCGAAGGTGTACCATCCGGCTTTGTTCGACTTGGTGGATTTCACGTTGTCGTAGCGGCCAAAGCGGAAGATGCGGTGGTAGCCCATCTGGCGGAGTTGGACGAGGACGATGTCGCCGACCGAGGCGACCACTTCGGGCGCGACGAGCGGTTGGCGGTGGATCATTCCCTCGGCGGTCATCGCGGAGGCGTACCACGCCGCGATGGCCATGACGAAGGCGTAAGCCTGGGAGTGGGAGACGTAGCAGGAGCGGAACTCGGCGGCTTGGATATCCGGCAGGCCCGGCGCAGGAGCGACCTCGGTGACGCAGATCACGGTCGCGTCTTCCCCCTTGCCCTCCGCCGTGTCGATGCCGATGGAATAATCGACGCCGGGGCGAGGGGGATGCCACACGAAGAGCTTTCCTTGCGAGGCGTCCCAGAAGGCGTCGGGATTAGTTTTCTTCCATGACTCGACGCGGGAGTGGTCCCATGTGAGCGGGATCAGTTCCCAGTTGTACACAGGCCCACGCGGATTGCGGAACAGAACGGGGATGCGCGGCTGCGAGTAGTCGATGTCGTCCGGGTCGGCCTCGTAGTCGGCTTCGATGGATTGGCCAGCGAGGCCGTAGACGGAGTAGTCGCGCTTGCGGTCGCGGTCCACGCGGGTCATCACGTCGTGGCCGAAGACGGATTCGGAGGAACGCTGGAGGGCTTCAACGTCGTCGCCGGCCATTTCCTGAAACCACGTCCCTTCGAGGGACTTGGCTTTCGCTTCCTCGTGGCCGACCTCCCAGAACCATTGCTGCTCCAAGGGCATCGTGCCGTCGTGCCACCACTGGCGCTTGTCGGGGAGTTCAGGATGCTCGACGCACAGGTGCCGTCGAATCATATCGTGCGTGCGGACGTAGAGTTCAGCCTTCGCTACGTGCTCTCGCGTGTCAGGCAATCTATTTTCGTAGAATCCCGGCGGCACCGGATGCGCGCGCAGCCACGCGGGCTTCGGATAGATGTCGAGGCCCACGAACCACGGCAGGAACAGCGGGAGGAGACGCGAGGTGCCCTGCGCGTAGTTGGACTTCGAGAAGCGCCACGTGTCCGCCCACCAGCCCACGTCGCCCTCGCCCGTTGACTCCAGAATGCCGAAGATGGACGGGGACGGATGGACGGCCTTGAACAGCGCGGCCTCGATCTGGTCGGCGGCGTTCGAGAAGGAGGCGCATTCACTAAAGATGGTAGACCGTGGGAGTTGCGCCACGGGCGATACCACTCATCTGGTTTCCGTGTTGGATGGATACACCAGAGTTTAAGGAGCCGAATTCCAACTTACCTCTGTCAGATTCGACTCTCGCTGTGTATTGCGGACGCAGCCAGCAGGGCAGCATGTCGTAGGCCATCAGGAGTTTCTTGGCCATCATCAGGGACTTCCCCTGGTCGGCGGACGCGATGACCGCGTTGACGCCGTAGGAGAACACGATACGGAGCATGATCAGGAGTTCGACCACGGTCGTCATGCCCAGTTGCCTCGCCTTCAGGATCATAATCTCGATGGCTACGTCCAAGCCTTCGAGGTCGCCGATGATCCCAAACAGGATGGATTGCGCGACGCGGAACGCGAACCGCTTGATCACGCCCTCCTCGTCGATCACGTTGCCGTAGCGGGTGATGCCGTAGGACGCGTCGCACATCACGAGGCAGCGTTCGTTGAGTTGCCACTGCGTCTCCCACGGGTCAAGGCGCTGGCACGCGACGGGCTGGCCGGAATCGTCGTAGATGTATTTGCCCTCGTCGCGGAGGTATTGGTCGTAGGCCGCGACCTCGTCGATGGAGTGGGGTTGAGGCGTGAAGTGGAATACGTCCTCGACCTCGGTGCGGATGCGCTGCGCGACTTTGG